TGCGATACCGGCCATCTGGCGCAGCAGGGGAACGATGTCTCCGATTCTGTCAAGCCGGGCGGCTTCCTTCTGGTACTCGTCCCGGCAGATGTTGCGCATGGCCGCGGTCGGTGTCGGGTCTGCATAATGCTCGGCATTCCGGCCCATATTTTCCTTGCTCATGTTCAAGCTCCATTCTCCAACAGGTCAAACAGAGTGGGTGCATCCTTTTCTGCATCCGCAGATTCCAGATAGCCCACGCCGTCACGAAAATAATCCGGGTTCAGCTCCACGCCC